CTTGCGCCAGCGCCACCCCATGCGAGGGGAAGCAATCTTGCCTGCGAAGATGATGTAAGCAATGCGCTTGTCAGACTTTGCTGCGTGTCGTATCTGATCCGCAAGGTCAGGCATGAGGTCAGGCTTTGCCTTTCCAGATAAATCCCTGTCAATATCAATTGCTCTGACGATACCTTCTGCATCAGGATTGTGGTCAGAAGGACGTGCTGAATGACGAGTGTCGCCAATCCAGCCGTCCGAGGTTCTATCTCTATCCGAGTAAGAATCATCTATCTGCAATCTAAGCTGTTGTCCGGCTTTGCATAGCAATGGCTTCACAGTCAGCGCACTCCCATCGCTTTAACTCGCTTAGGTACAACTCTGCATGTAGGCAAGGTTGAGGAGCAATAAAAGCATCGCTTACTGGATCGTAGTTGTAGCCAATACCTGCATAGTTATATCGAATGTTTGCATTATAGGAAGTGCGCTTGCAAGTCTGTCCTCGAAGGTTGCCGTACCAAGTCTCTGTGTCTAAACCTTCAATTAGTTCTGTTTCATCAATGCCTACAATAACTTCTGTAACAATGTTTAAGTTATTTAAAAATGCGTAATGTGCCATTATGCCCAACTCACATTTCCTGTGCCAGCAGTAATTGTTGTAACCTTGTAAGAACCATCTGTTGCTGTTGATCCTGTCAATCCTGCACCTATTGTTATTGTTGCAGAATTTAGATAGCGAAGAATTACAACACCAGAACCACCTGCTGCTGAAGCTGCGCTAATTCCAGTTCCACCGCCGCCGCCGCCTTTATTTGTTGCTCCGGCAGTTGGTGATGAACCGCCACCATCACCACCGCCGCCGTTACCGCCTGTGCCCGGAGTTTCGCCTTCTGTAGTTTCACCACCGCCGCCACCACCACCGGCATAAAATACTGCTGAACCTGTTATTGAAGAAGATACTCCAGCGCCACCATTACCAGCTAAAATTGTTGAAGCTGCTGTGCCGCCGACTGCTCCTGCACCGCCGCCGCCCCCTGCTGCTCCGCCTACAGATGCGCCACCGGCAGAACCTTCAGCTGGACTATAACTTCCGGCGTTACCTGCACCGCCAGATTGAGTGCCACGACCACCGCCGCCCCCTGAACCGCCAGATGCGCCAGCTGCTCCTCGACCACCATAACCACCACCGCTAGATGAAATGGTTGAGAATGAAGATGTAACGCCATTAACACTTACGCCGCCAGGGCCAGCGTTTCCTGCACCGCCAGCGCCGATTGAAACTGCATAATTAGTTGATCTAGATAATCCTGTCAAAGTTGAGGTGCGGCAGCCACCTGCACCGCCGCCGCCTCCATTAAAGCCACCACCACCGCCGCCGGCAACTACAAGATAATCAACGTCAAAGTTAGCTGGCACTATTGTGCCAAATAATCCTGCTGTAATTGCGCCTATCATTATCCGATTGCGCCTACTATGGTGTATGCATTAGCTCCGGTGCGTATTGCTACTGCTGATTTGTGTTGAGCCAAGGTCGGAGCTGCTGATACTGCGCCAGCAGAAACAATGGTTACTCCTGATCCTGCTGCAAAAGTCAATAGACCCGCGCCTGAGTTTAAGAATGTTATGGCGCTACCGGAAACCGCAGAGGTAAGAGTTGAGTCAGGAGCGATAGTGATGGTTTTGGTTGAGGCGTTAGTAGCCTGTACTAAGGACTGAAACAAGTCAGCGTTAGCAACTGTATAGGTAGCACCTGATTGCGCGTTAATGGTAAAGGTCACTAGACCGTTATACATTGCGGCGGTCAAAATATCGCCGGTAATTGATGGAAAACCTGTTGCCATGTGTTTCTTCTCCTAGTATGTCATCGCGCTCACGCCAATTATACCGCGTTCTGCGCTTCCTATAATGAATCCATCGACTATGGGCTCAAGTGTTGTAACTGTGCATTGCATTACGTTAGGGCTTATTTCCCACCTCAAGCCCTGCACCTGCAAGGTTTTTACGATGGTACTGGCATCAGGCTGAATATTCGATATCCTGACGTTGGTGAAGTAGTCTAAGCCAATCATTGTGTCAGTAGGCACATCCGGGTCTAGGAGATCAACAGTCATGGCATCGATGCGGATAGTGGTCTCTGCATGGGTAGCCACAAAAGTAGCAGCAATATTCAGAGCATTGGCGTCAGTATCAATTACTAAATCCTGGGCGCTGTATTGATGAGGGAAGTATTTAGTTACGCTGTCTGCGTTCTGATAAACCTGGGCTGTGCCGCCTATGCGCTGGATGCTGGCTGTGTTTATGATGAGCTTGTCATCAAAGGCAAAAACTAGGTTCTTGTATGGGATATCGCCGGTCTGATTGAACTCAATAGGAGTGCCAGATATAGATGATGCAACCTCGTTGCGGCTCTTGAAGATGGCTGTGCCTGACCCGTCAAAATAAAATGCGCCCTGCTCCGAAAACTCTGCGTTCTCAATTGCCGATAGGGCTGTGCGTAGAGTTCCCGGGTCTGCCTGACATAATGAATTGCCTGTGCTTATAGTTCTCATGCTACTAGGAAAATCGACCTCATTGAGAATCTTGCCTATGCGTGTGCCTGTAGCCTGTCCTGCCCCTGAATCTGTGACAGTTGTGACTTGTGCAAGGTTAAGCAATCTAAACGCGTCAGCTGCGTAGATGTCTACATAGCCAACATTCTCGGCTTGATCATAGTAGTAGCGATACTCTGTTGTGTAGCCAGAGAATAGAAACTCCTGCGCTGTCGCTGTTGTAGCTGCTACACGAATCTTGCGTAACGGTACAAGAAAGGGATAATAGATTGAGGATGTGTTTTGTGGATTCCACGATCCGTCAGAGTCATAGACTCGGATTACTGCTGTACCGGCTTGGTATTTATCAGACTGGATGTTACGCCCGTTGTCAATAGTAATGCTGCGAACGCTAGGAGTAAGGTCAATAATTGGCGTAGGAACTGTACTGCCGCCAAGTGTGCCCGTACCTAAGATTCCGTTTTTAGCATCACCAATTGTAAATGGATAACCAAAGGTCGCACCGGATGAGAAGTCAAAGCTTACCGAAATGGTTGCTGGTAGCGCCATAGTTAATTTCTTACGCGATCAACGAATGAGCCAATCCCTGAAAGAGATGAGTCTTGAAGTGCTGATGCAACTGCCTTGCCGTCAATTTGTACTACGATTGTTTGCTGTGCCATTGCGTTAGCGACAACTGACGAGAAGCCGCCGGATGCTCCTGCCCCTTGCGAGACTAACTGTGAGAATGGGTTAGACGGGACATTGGTAGGTGGCAAAACTGGCACAATTGCACTTGGGACATTAGGTCTCAACTCTGATGGTAACTGACTAGGATTTACAGTGAAGATGCTTGAGGCTTTGCCAGCCAGCATGTCAAGATATCCTTCAAGGTAAGCAAAGGGATTGCGAGCATCTGGCAACGCTAGGAATAGTTTGTAGAGATTGCCGGTCTGATCCTGCGCCATAAGAATCTGTTTAGTCAGGGCTGTTGCAACTACCTCGTTGCCGTTAAGCAAGGCTAGTTGAGCCTTTAGGCGCAGTTTGTCATCCTCTGAAAGTTTGCCCTGTAATGCTGCAACGATTCCAATCTGCTCTAGGTCAAAAACAGTCCCAGCCTTCTTGAGTGCTGCTTGCTTCTTTTGCTCGGCTGAAAGAACTGTAGTCTGGTTCTTAATTAACTTTGAGTTTGCAACTGCGTTCTTTTTTGCCAGCGCGGCGGCTTCTTTTTGATACTTAACTGCTGATGCGCCACCAAACTGTCTGCGAGCAATCTGATCCTCAAGTCTAAATGCAGCAGTAATTTTCTGGTATTGCTTAAAGGCTTCTATCGGAGAAACGTCAGCAGTAAAGAAAGGTTTGACTGCCGCGATAGTTCTGCCTATACCTACAAATAGGTCGCTGACCGTAGTGGCTAGTTTGATGATGCCTTCTAGTGATCCTGCTAAGCCACCTGTGCCGCCAGCTGCACCAAGGGCATCTACTAAGCCTTTGCCTATAATCTCCTGTGCGTTTGCAGCAGCAACAGTAATCTTATCTAGTGATCCTGAATAGGAATTGGCAGCTGTCGTAGCCTGACCGCTAAATAACTTTGTAATCTTGGCTTGGATTTC